AAGCGGTGAGTCAGATGATGTGCCAAACTGTCTAATAGGCACAGGGTTGCCATCTATAACTACACCTGATGTTTCAAATACACGTAAATTTATGCGTGTAATCTTTTTATCTCTCATTTGATTTTGACCAGCAATATTACCTGCTTGTGTATTTAATGGCATAGATTTAATCTTAGGTGTAAAATTTAATCCTACTTCACAGTCAATAGCTCCTGATCCACCTGGTTGTACAAATTCAAATTCTTCCTGTGTTAAATCAACATATGATTTGCTTGAATCGGTTTTTGCAACACGACTAGGAAGTGTTACTCCTCTTGCGATAACGCTTACAGTCAATCCTACTAAATGACTATTTGGAGTATCAAAGGCTAACTCTAATCCAGCAGCATTTTGATTTGTAACCCTTAATGAAGAATCTAATAAATGATTTTGATTCCACATTTCTATTGTGTAAGTTGTTGTTGTATCAGTAGTTCTTTCGTTTACAAAAAATAATTGATTGTTAACTGTTGACGTAGACACAAGTTTTAAAGGATATGCGGTATTTGTATCTCCATTTGTCCACTTCGTAAATCCATTTATATCTTGTGATCTCAATGTATTAAGTATTGCAGCAGAACCATCCTGATTTATTATGACAACGTAGTTCGCGTCTTCTGTTGTAGACCCCGCTAAAACACCAACATCTAATGGACTATCAATTAAATGAGAAGAAAGCACCGATATGTCAACCGAATTGTATGCATCTTCGTTATAGTTATATAGATACTGTCTTAATGTCTTTCCGTTTTTATCTACGAATAACGTAGCACCATCTAAAGACTTTGCTTCTAAAAACTTTGAACCATGTTGTGTTTGTGCTTTTATAGATACTGTTGCTGGTGTATTACCTGTTAATAAAAACTCTGCACCTGATGTAAATATCTGTAATCCTCTATCTGGATTAATATCTACTATTTCAGTGAGATTTCTTGCAGATATTGTGACAAATATACCTTCATCATCATCACCTTCTTCTGTAAAAAAATCAAAAAACGATCCAGCCCTTGATGCAAAAACACTCTGACGTTTTGATTTACTGCCACCAAACCAAAGTCTGCCTTGAAAAAATGTAGCTGTTCTTGGATATCCTCTTGTATCTGACCATACATCTTCTGACCTCGGAACACCAGCCGCAGTTTGTGTGAATGTAATTTCATCTGTGCCTTGACCGCTAGTAAAAAATCCAGAAAATAATTCATAAGTTCCTGACGAATTTCCGTCTAATGTAATTGTATATTGAAATGCTCCTGTCCTTGTAACTACAATTCCGTCATCACCAAAGATAGGCATATCTTGTAAATTTTTACGAATGTTTTCTATTGTAGAAGATTGTTGTGCTGATCCTGTATCGCCAGCAAATGTAATATTTTTACTTAATACGCCTTCTACATCTATTTGAAATCTATCACCTATTTTGATTGGGCCTGAACCACTATTAGGAAGCGTCATTACTTGCACCGCTGCCGTAGGTGTAGGGCTTGATACATCATTAAAATCAAACTGAGGTATATTTAAAAATGGTATATCGTCTATAGTGAATTCTGTTTCAGAAGTGTTAATAATTCTTTTTGGAAAATGTTCCATGTGGAACATCAACATAACATTTTCTGTTTGCACATCCCTAACATCTTGTACTTCTGTATTTGCAAAAGGAGCTGTTAAATAAAATATTGGTTCAAAAGAATTTACAGTATTTGTAGATGGTGCAAGCATTGTGTCTGTTACTCTATGAAATGCAATGTGTCCGAATGAATTTCCTCTTAAAAATGAACTATATGTGAGTGTTGGTGAACCTGCTAATGTACCTGATGATGGCGGTGTTGTAGTTCCAGATATTTTTTCTGCTCTTGCAACATTACTAACAACTGATAACACCCGATACGTTGATGAATTGACTGTGTAACTATTGCCTACCGTTGGTGTTCCAGAGCTTATTGTGAATTTATAAACTTCATAACCACCTGTAAGTATTGCTAAATAATGTCTATCAGATTCAACACTAAAATCAAATGTTTTTGTATTAGATGCTGTCGTTGTTTCAAACAAAACATTAAACTCTGTAAGAGAAATTACTAAAGAACCTAAATCTACAGTATCTGAAGTGTCTCTTGATAATTTAAAATATTTAAAATTTCCTTGTTCTTCTGGAACTAAAAATTTAATTGATTGAGCATCTTTTGTTACAGTAATTGTTCCACAAGAAACTGTGCTTGAAAAACTTGAAGATACCGCAGCTAATACTTTAAAAGTTCCAGTAAGTGCTGATGTAGTTGCACCACCGCCAGCAGCAGCTAATTTAATATCTTTTACTTCTATAAATCTACCTAAAGAAGATTGACTACTTATATCATATGATGCAACAACATAACCACTTGTCGTGCTCAATCCTCCTGCGTTACTGGTAACATATGTTGTAGAAGAATCAAAGTCATTTATATTTGCTGTAGTACCGCCATTCGGATTAGAAATAGTTATTTGTGTTGTAACAAACGGTTGTTGAATTTGTCTTGCAGTATCAATGTGTTGAGTGCCAGGTCTACGCTTCAAACCACCTTGCGGTACAATAACTACGTTTTCAGCAGTTTGCATACCCTTATAGTATTGATCTATGTCTACTCTTCCTTTTATCAGAGGAGAAAGCTCTCCACTCATAAATGCACTTTGGAAAAACTTAGACATGGGCATGGTTAGCCCCTTACATTAACAAATGGGTTACTAGCGATAGGTTGTACAGGGTATTGTTGCGAGTCAGTATATCTAGCCATGCGTGATGCATTGACGTACTGCCTTGCATTTGCATCCATAGCACCACCGCTATCTCTTATAGAGGGTGCAAAATCCATAGCTAATGCATACTCTATCATCTTACTAAAGTATACAGGCCATGTAGATTCTGGTGCGTTGTAAATGTAATCTACATATAAAGCAGATTTTGTGTTTGTGTATAGTTTGTCACCATACAGATTGTAAGGTACAAGGGGATTTACTCTTATTAAAAACAACATATCAGCAGGTAGTTGATAGATAGACTGCCACTCTGTACCTACTGGGCTATCTACAGTTAAATCAATCTGTGCTTTTTTACGTGCAAAACCCCAAGTAAACTTTGTGAGTTCACTCTGCACAATGTTGTCATAAAGATTGTTAGCTACAGTCTGCGCCCTTGTATTACCATCTAGCGATGTAATGGGTAAGTCACCAATCAAAATTAAAGCATTTGATATTAGCTCTATTTTTGTAGCCATAATTTACCTTTTAAGAAAGGGGGGATAGACCCCCCATTCCATTTGGTTTAGTCACTATCTGTAGCAGATATGGTTGTACCATCTGTGATATCTATTGCAGTACCTGTGTTGCTATTGCAATAACTTATAGTTACTGCTGGTGTACCGCCAGTTGAAGTTACTAAAAATAAAATATCATTCAACTTAATCTCATCTACCGCACCAAGAAAATAGTTAGCTGCCCTAACTGTTCCTATAGCATCAGCAGATTTGTAGATCCAAACAGCACCAGCATCGCTATTAGCTGTACCAATACGTGCCAAACTTGATCTTGTAAAAGCCATTTTGAATCTCCTTATACGTTATCTTTGTATTCAACTTTAATAATACCTTCAGCATCCCTGACCACTGCGCCAGCTTTCAACATTCCGTTACATAAGAACGCTGTCCTCTCTGGTATGTAATCAATAGATGTTTTCATTTCTATACCGATAGCAAGTCCTACTGCTTCTTTGTGATAGAAATATGAATCAACGGTATTAGAGCCTACAGTCAAACCACCTTCTGTTCTTGTTCCTACAACATGAATAGCAAAGCCACAAAGCGAATTAAGATCACCTGATACTAATGCTTTTACAGTTTGGAAATCAGAGGAGGTTGCTTCTGTATCTTTTAAAAGTCCTTTTAGACCATCACCATTAATAGCTGCATGAAGATCAGTATTTGGAACATTTTGCTTACGCAAAGTTGTTTGTGCTTCAATAACTTTATCCATTGTTAAAGCTGCACTTCCATGAGCTACAGTTGTTGGTGAAGCTGCATCCATAACATCTATGATAAGCTGATCTTCCCTTCGGCTCAAAGCACCAGCAATAGTTGTTGCTAGTTCTTGCTTCTCATCAAAGTTTACTTCTGCTTGATCAAAGATGTCTGTGTATTCTGGAGCGTTCCAGTTCTGCATGGTTGCAGTTTGTACTTCGTGGGTAACATCCATAGGAGTTACTAAGTCAGAAGTTGATTTCTGGTTAGCAAGTCCTTTACCCATTTTACGAAACTTATATGTTTCGCCTACTACATTATTTCTAACAGTTACGGAGGGCTTAAGTAATCCCATGCCAGCATATGCGTGCTTAACTAATGAGTCAAACTCAATAACCGCTACCGCTGTTAGTGCAAGATTCTTACTCATAATAATATCCTCAAAAAGAGTAAATTAAATATTTTTTTGAGGTTTTAGCTGAGTACCCAGTAAATGGTCAGCATCCAACCTTAATTTACTGGGCGATATACGGTATCCAGTTGTCCCGATTATAACTCTTATTTTGTATAAATATCAATCAGTTCCAGCAAATGCTTCTAACATCTGTTTTACTTTGCGATCATGCTCAACATTTACACTTCTAAGAAGATTACCATGTTCATCTTTTTTAAACATTTCTTCTTCTATCATTTCCATAGTAAGACCTTCTGGATTAGGCCCACCTTCAATCGGTAACTTAACTGGTGCAGTAGCTTGCACAAGCATTTCAACTAGCTCTATATTGTCAGCAGTTGTAACTAATGATCTTGCTCTTTCATAAGTATCTGGATCAAGATTGTTTTTCATAAACCCTTCAACATTCTTTATCCTAGTTTGTGCATTGTCACCAAGTTTTTGTAACTCCATTTCTTGGCTTACTTCTTCTACTGCTTGCTCTTGTGCTGTCAATAACTCCCATGCTTCGCCAAAAGCATCTGCACTCATGTTTGTTTTTGTAGCAAACGCTTCTAACTCTTGATATAAAGCATCATCTTTTTCAACACCCTCTGGTGGCTGATAGCCATCTTTTGGTGATCCTTTAAATG